GTAGGAAATCAGGTCGAGCGTCGCATCGGAGTTATGCATCTGTTTGCCCAGATAGTAGAGGAAGCAAACGAGCGCGAAGAACAGGGTCATATCGCGCACGAAGCTCAGGGCCTTGCGCAGCTGGAACCGGCAGTTGTTGGCGATGACATCTGCCAGGATGCCGCACACAAAGTTCATCAGGAAGACCGCGAACAGGGCGTGCAGGTCTCCCGAGAGGGGATGAAGGAAAGCCAGCAACATCGACATGAGCGATGCCAGCACAGCTTTTACATGTTCTACATTCATGACTTTATCCTATATTTGGTTGAACGATTCCTTGCGGCAGCTGCATCTGGGCCTGCTGCTCCTGCTGTTTTCTCTCGTACTGGTCCAGCAAGGCGATGATCTTGCTGGCGTTGGGGAAGTCGCCCGCCTCCAGTGCCACTTTCAGGGGTATCTGTCCCTTCTCTACCATCGAGAGCAACAGCTGGTTGTTCAGCGCACGGTACAGGGGCGAGTCGGATCCCTCGGAGATGGTGACGTCGATATCCACGTCGTACATCGTATCCATGTTGTAGGGGATCGTCTCGCCGGCGATGCTCACCACCTTCTGTCCCGTGTACTTGCACTGCATCACCTTGATAACCTTATAGGCCACATCGGTCAGGAAAGAGCTGTAGGTACGCAAAAGGTCGAGTATCGAGGTGGAGGCCTGATCTATCTGCGCCTGATAGAGCACACCGCTCTGGCCCGCCTGCTTGCCCTGCAGGGCTGCTTGCACGCCGCTCACATCTTCCATCAGGCTGCGCGACAGCTGGATGATGTAGTCAAAACCACTGGGCATCGTTCCTACCTGTGCCGCATGAGGCTCCTTACCGCCGCGTTTGCTGGTCCAGATAATGCCTCCGTTGGTCGAGGACCATTCCTTGACCATATCGTCGGGGGACATCTCGTCGCTCACCGATTGGTCGTCGATCATCAACGGGCCCTTGGAGGTGTTGCGCATATAGTAGTCGAGGGCAATCAAGTAGTAGTTGAAGTAATCCTGCGAGGGCTGGCACTCCGAGATGAAGCTGTGTATCTGGCCGTCGATGTAGGGATAGGGCTTGATAACGAACGGCTGGAACGATTCGGAGCCGTTCCAGTACGGGCTCTCGCCCTCCTCCAGCACATAGCCGTCGGGGGAGAGGTAGCGGAAGTACCAATACGTCTCGATGCGCCTCTCGTAGGTAATCAGGTTTTCCTTGGCATATCTCTCAGGCTCGATGAAGTAGAGCGCCTCGCCCAGTTCATCCGTCATGGGTGTCCCGTCGGGGTTCCGCTTGATATTGTTCTGCAGGCGTTGGGCGTTGAGCGCCTCGATGTGCTCCTTCTGGTTGTAAGGCACATAATAAGGTTCCGGCTCCAGCGGGTCGTTGCAGAGCCAGGCCTTGCGGCGCTCTTTGGTCCACAGCTCGATGACGCGGCACTTCCCGTATTCGACGGGGGTGAAGAAGTCGGTATTGCGGACCTCGTAGGTCTTGTCGTCCACCGAGAACTGCGAGGCGATATATTCCTTCTCGCGGCAATGCTGGTAGATGTCGCGCAGGCGCTTGTCGTCCTCGTCGGAGTGGCTCCACTTGGACAGTACGTCGCTGAAATCCATGTCGTGCAGCAAGCCGCAGAAGCGGATATCCTCCAGACTGTAATCCAGCGAGTGGGGGAAGAAGAAGAAGTTGGGGTTCACGGCGTCGGTCCACACGTCGAGCTTTCCCTTGCGGAAGGCCCAGCTCACCTTGTAGATCACCATGCCGCCGATGATGAACTCCTCGAACTGGCGGGCATCCTTCTCACCGCGTTTGTTGATGCCCATGTTTTTTCTCAGGAGCTCGGAGAACACGTCACCGTATTCCTTCTCCCTGGGGTCAGGGGTGGTGCAGGTGGGCTTGGTGGCATTCAGGCGGAACTGTCCCTGTGTGACACGTTTCACCTTGCCCAGTATGTTGGTCTGGATAGCCGGGATGCCTTTCTTTTTCAGGTACTGCTCCTTGGTCATGGTCTTCCCGTTGACGGTGATCTGCTTGCTGTACTGCTGGCCATAGGCATAGTCCACACACTCGGCGCGTTTGTCACGAAAGGGTTGCAGGCGGCAGAAAGCATTGTAAGCCGTCTGCAGCCACTCTATGTTACGCCGCTCCCCATCGAAGTTGCGGTGGTCGAACAATAAACTGTCCGACAGGTAACTGTCTTCTTTTCTTGGCATAATCTTCATTTTGTTTGAAAACAAATGTAAGGAATCGGCTGAAGCGCTTAGTAATAACTTGCCAATATTGGCAAGATATGATAAAACACTCCCCATAAGGGCATTACTTTGTAGGAAAAAACAAGCAATATGAGTAAGGAAAAGAAAACAATCTGCGTGGATTTCGATGGAGTCATCGCGCAGTACGGCGGATTTGAAGGTCAGGATAAGTTCGGTGAACCGGTAGACGGTGTGCAGAATGCCCTGAAGGTGTTGAAAGAGCACGGATATACGATCATCGTGTTTACCACACGCAAGAACAGGGCGGCTCTGAGGAAGTATCTGAAGGATAATGATATCACCTACGATGCCATCAACCAGAATCCCGACCAGCCTGAAGGAACCAACGAGGGCAAGCCCATAGCCGACGTCTATCTGGATGACAGAGCCGTGACGTTCAGGGGCAACTGGAAGCGGGCCCTGGAGGATATCGCCATGTTCAAGCCGTACAATACGGAGAAGAAGGATGAGAAAAAGGAGATGAACGATGCGTTTGACGAATATCGTAAGTTTGCCCAAAATAACAAAGGAATTGTATGCGGATAACCATTACCAAAACAGAGGTGTACGACAATGTGGCCGCCCTGACCGCCCTCGTGGCGCGAATGACCGGCGACACAGAGCTTGTATACGTATCCGAGGACAATTATCCGGCGCTCAACGTCTACGTGACCAGCGGCATCAACGAACTGGAGGCTGAGCTGGCCCGTCGCCTGAAGAAAGGGAACATCCTGAAGCTGAGGGACACGTCATCCACCCTGACCGTGGAGCTGGATACCGACAAGGTGCGGATGGATACCAGCGTACAGAACGTGATTGTGACTTCCGTCAAGCTGTATCTGAGCCATTATATCTGTTCGATGTGGCTGGCCACCAGAGAGAGCACCCAGACGGTAGCTGAGGCTTATAAGAGCTCGGCGGCAGGTTTTCTGCAGAGTATCTCCACCGCCCTGCTGCTTAGGGAACAGTTTCTTGTAGACGAGCAGGATTATGAGGACCGGGCCGATGATGCCGCTCGCATGGATGGCGATACGGCCACCGAGAGCACCTACGAGAGGCGCTCTAAGGAAGACGTCCAGATGAACGGTGAGTCCGAAGGAGATAGCACCTATGAAAAGCGCTCCGAGGAGGATGAACGTATGGACGAGGAGATTTCCACCGAGAGCACCTACGAAAAGCGTTCCGAAGAGGATACTCAGATGGATGCCGCATCTTCTGGAGAAAGTACCTACGAGAAACGTTCCGAAGATGAGGACCATATGAACAGCGGTACTTCCACAGAGGGGGGGTATGACAAACGGTCCGAGAATGACGCACGGATGAATGATGAGGCTTCCAGCGCGAACTACGGGAAGAGAGAGGAGGACGATGCCCGCATAGAGGGTGAGGAGGAAGATTCCGGTTATACCCTTCGAGGAGAGGACACCTTCTTGATCGATGAAGATGATGATTATTTCAAGCGTAATTACCGAAAGCGGAAGCACGACAATGCGATAGCCCGTCCGCTCCACCATCCCGACGAGTGTCCTCCCCATCCGTTATTTAAGAATTATCCATCAATAAAACGATAAAATTATGAATGAAGTTCCTATTACCATCAAGCTGTTCAAGAAACAGATTGTTAATGATGTGAGCGTGGACTGCAATGTGATTGGCCGCACGCTTCAGAAGAGCGACGACACCGCCGAACAAGGAGCGGAAATCATGTCGCCTGATGATGAGGCCACCAAGCCTATTGTGGCCCGAAGTATCTCGGAGGGTTTTGCCGAAGTGCGCCGCGTGTGCAAGCGTTATCTGCTTACCGGCCGCGACACGGACGATAACCGCCTGGAGCAAATCGACGAGCGCGATGTGAATAAGGAGACGGTTCAGGCCGGCACTACCGACACCACGTGTACGAAGACGCTGCAGGTGGGCAAGCCTTGCTCCATCGTGATCAAGACGAGTGGTACGGTAACAGTGACCACCAGTACCGGCAAGTCACTGGGCACGGCCAGCGGTGTGGCAGCCTTTGACTATACCGCCACCGCCACCGATGAGAAGATTGTGCTGAAGTCGTCGGGCGATGCCGCCGTTGAGGCCATCGTATCGTATAAGTACGGTGAGTTTGGCACGCTGATCCTGGAGTTGGCCATGCCGAGCAGCTTCAACAAGGGCGTAACGGAAACCATCAAGGCGAACTGCCATCGTATCATAGTGGATTATACCGTACGTTCCCTTCTTTTCAACCAGTATCCCGACAAGGCAGCCTCGTACAACGAGCGCCTGACAGAGGACGAAGAGAAACTGAGAAGTTCTTTGATTTCGCGAGTGGGCATCAACAGAAGAGCTTCTGATTGGAGCTGACGATGTTGTTGTGTGTTTTTCATAGTTTGATATGTTAGCTTTAAGGTAGAGAAGGAGGCCAGCCGCGAGGTTCGCCTCCTTCATTTTTATCGGTACCGCTTTTCGCTCATCACCTGATAATCCAAGCGGATTCCCGTGATATTCTCGGTGGATTTCAGCTTGGTGATGATTGCAAAGCGGAAGAACTTGAACACCTTGCCTATCATACGTATGCGCCGTTGGCCGGTAGCGCCCAGACGGAGCCATCTCGTCCCGTCCTGCGAGGCATACAAGATGATGCGCTGCTCCTCAGAGAAAAGGCCCTGCAGGGCGAACTGGCTGATGCGCTTCAGACGGTACGTGTCGAGTTTGAGCGCCCGGGTTAATAACACGCCCTCGTATATGGGATTGCTCTCGCTGAACTTATCTGGATCGTATACGCTGGAGGCATCTCCTCCATCGTAAGTGCTATAATCCTCAGAATATTCATCACCATAGGTAGAGGAGGCGTCTCCTCCATCGTACACTTCTGTATAATTACTATCCGAAGTAGAGGAAAACCGCCCGTCCAAATTCACATCTTTTACAGGCAAGCACCTTTTTAGGTAAGCCCCGTTTTGTTCCGGACGACAAAGTTTCATCACGGTCTCATCTTCAAATTGTACGTAGCTGCTCGGATATACGTTCAACACTTGCTTTACAATTCCGAAAGAAGCCGTGCTCCACGTCTGGGTGATGAGGCTATAAACATACGCAGTTTTCCCAGGAAAGAAAATAAAACGTTGGTTTGCATAATCATAGGCTATCAAGCTCGTCTTTAATAATGACTCCAAGCAGGGAGTTGGTATATAAAAATTTTTAGGAATGCTATCCGGCATGTTATCTGCGACTCCATCCATTTGCATGGAAATACATTGTATGCCAGCTCCGTTGGTTGTCATCACTCCACGCTGAGCCACGAAAACCACCTCCTGATCGGTCTGTGTGATCGTGGAGGGCGTGATGCACACGTCTCGCTGAGTGGGGGCGATATTCGTATATCCTCCTTCACTGTTCACCTCGAGTGCGTAATTCCCGTCGCTACAGAACGCGATGAGCTGGTATTGGCCGAACTGCCCCTGGGAAAGGGGTGTGGCCAGACTGGAGATGCCCAGGACAGTGCCTATACCTACGGTGTAGATATTGCTGGCAAGGAACACGAAAGGGTTCCCCACCTGAGACACGTAAATCTTGTTGGACTCGGCAATCGGTGTGTTGTTACGGTCATATTTATATCCTGACAGTTCCGCGTTGCTGCTCCCGCTGCCCAGGTCGGGCCATCCCAGATAGTAGGCTCCCTGCAAATAGGGATGGGAGGTAAGGGGGTAAACTTGCAGGGCGCTGCCTACTTTCTGCACCAAAATTTGATACGCCTTGGCATCGGGATAATAGAAGAAACGCCCATCCCACATCTTGTCGCCCGTGTAGGAAGCGGTGACGATGCGCGTGGTCCCATCCCCACCATTGATATACACAGAAAGTTTGATGGTTCCCTCCGTGCCGCTATAAGCGTATTGGTTCATGTAAGGGAAGGTGAATCCCTCAAAGAGCTGGCGGCTCACGTTATACAGGTGCAAGCGTTGGTTGTAGACATAGGTGCTTTGTGCAATCAGCTTATCGTGGGAACGGTAGTCGTAGCCATCGTCCAGCATATCTTTCTGCACCAGGTTGGTGATGGTGTACTTGGCGATATCCAGACTTTCCCATACATGATTGTTCGCCTTGGTGATGAATTCATCCACAGAGAATCCAACAATCTTATAGAACTGCGAGTTCCCGATCAGCTCTTCTGCATAGTCCTTGTCACTTTTGAAATCGAGATTAACCAACAGATAGCAATACGTATCCCCGAATTCCGAGACGAAGTTGTAATCTTTCGTCACATAGGCGCTATCCTTGCTGACGTCGTTGGTCTCACCTGCGGATCGGCCTCCAAAAGCGGATACGCCGAAAGCGGTGTAGCCGTTTCCGTCCGTAAACACTTTGGATATCTCGGAATCCGTATTGTAAGAGAGTGTCTGACGGGTGGCGAACACATCTATCCCGGATATAATATCCTTCCATTTGGTCAATTCGGTTGAATCGGAATCCACCACCATCGCCAGCTTATGATACATCGTCTTGATGCCTAACAGCCCGTCTTTAAGCTTGTATTCAGTATACCCGGAATGTTGGTCCTTGCTGCTGACGTTGCCTCTCAGTATCCATCCTGGCTTGGTGGCTGGTATCATCAGCATGGGGCAGGTGAGGCGGGTATACGTCTTGCCATCATACAGCCTGTATGCACACCGCACAAAGAAAGGGGCATAGAAGTAGGAGTCCTTGTCACATTCCTCGGTGATGATGTTCATCTCGCTGATAATGTAGTTGGAGATAGCCGTGTAAGTAAGATCCTTGTTGGCGTCATATTCCTCATCCATGATACGGCCGTCGTTCAATACGTAAAAATCGGGTGAGGTATTGTGATCGGTCGGCCATTCATTGGAATTCTCATCGTTTGAAGCGGTGTGGTACGGTACACGAACCAGCGAGAACCTTACTTTCAGCTCAGGCATTTCAGTCCCCAGGAACTCATAAGCGCTGTTGGTCCACAGGTAATAAGCCGGCCCGCTTACGGTGTGCACGATAAGTGTATTGCCTACCGCCGAAATCTTATAAATCTGGTCGTGTTTGCCTATCGAGGTTAAGCTCAGGTAATTGGTGCTCATCCCACTTTCCTCGCACCATGCCACACTGCCATTCTCATCCGTGAAGATAAGATGGTTGAACGACGATGAACTGTGCACGGTGTGAAGGGTGTAGCCGGTGAGCGCAGAGGACTGTCCGCGCATGGCCAGCTTGGCCTTCAGGCCTGCCAGTACAGAGGGGCGGAGGCTGCCGTTATGCATCTCCAGCCCGTGGGAGTATGTAAGTTGCCCGTCGGGACTGATATCCGAGTAGGGCGTGAGGTTTATCCCCGAGAATCCGATTTCCTTTTCCATACAATCTTGTTTTTGACGAAGTTACGACAAACGCTGACACATTTTGTCATATCTTGCCATATTAAGCTCCGTCGAACCAATGGTTTTCCTCGGCGATGGCATGCAGGTCGCGCACGGCGCGATAATCCATCGTGAGCTTGCGAGTGCCGTCGGCATCAGGCTGCGGTGGTCCCAAGAAACGCATACGCCGTGGCAGCGCATATCCATTTGCCTGGAGCCAGCCCGACACCTTGCGCCACACCAGTATGCTGGGTGAGGTGCGGCATCTGGCTGAACGCAGATGATGTTTCAGGAGGCGCTCCGGGTCGTCCTCGATGGTGATCGTGCAGCTGTCCTTCCCGAACTCCACCTTGCTGAAGGCGTCATTCTCGCTGAGGTTAAAAAGCTTCAGCACCCGAACGGGGAAGAACATCCGTCCGTTGGAGTGTACCGTGACGTGGTGTTGGTACTTGGGTATGCCTGTCCTCCGTG